TGATGACACAGGCCAGCAATCCAACCACAAACCAACGCATTAGGTGCTTCGCGTAAACACTTTTGTTGCGGGATTCGGAGTGAGTCCTCAAGACAGGAATATTGGAGGAATCCCGCAATGCGAAGCAAGCCTGAATCAGGAACACGGCAATGACCGCGCATCCGAATTTCGTTGTCAATCACCCTGCCTTCGCCCGGCAATAGCGGGAGGGTCTTCCGTTTCGCCCACAGCCGGTGTCGATGTCACGCCGCCGCTCGGCTTGTAGAGCAGCTCGAGTGGGATACTGAATTCCTCGGCCAGATCCACGAGGAACCGGGCGTTACGGGCTCGCGTGCGCATTTCCTCCTCAAAATCGAGGCCGAGTTCGCCATAGCTCTGCGAGATCGTCTTGAGGCCCATCTCGACGTCGGCTCGGTTCTGCTGTGCCTCCCGGCCCGCATCGACCGAGACCTTCTTTGGAGTTGTGCACGCAATCCGCCACCACTGCGGCACGGGTTCGAGTTCGCCACGGGTGATGGCATCCCCGATCACGTAGGCCCAGACCGGTTCGATGAGCCGGTTGATGAGGATAAGCTGGCGGTAGGAGAAACGGCGGTCGGCCTTGGCCACGATGAGCCGCACACCGGCCCCGCCAATCATGCTGGAATCGGCGGCGAACTCGTAGGGCAAGACGCCCAAGGCCGAGTCGCGGCGCAGGTGTTGGAGGAAGCCGGTGAATGTGGGCGATGGGCGGTTCGACTGGAAGCTGTCCAGGGACTCGTCGGGTTTGAGGGCGACGAGCTTTCCGCCGATGATTTTCTGGAGTTGGGTCGGATCGCTCGCCTGGGTTTGGTCGGGCGTGCCGAGCGAGAAGTCGCCGTTGTCGCCCAAGTCGGCCCGTTCGGTCTTGAGGATCCGCGCCACGTCGGCGTTGTCCTTCACGGCATGCTTTTCCAGGGCGAGCAGTTCGATTTCATCAAGGACGTGGTTGATCGAGTGCTGGATCGTGGGCGCGGAACGCACGGCGCTGGCCGACTCGGGTTCGAAGATGTGGAGGATGGAAGCGGCTGGAATGTCGCGATGGCCGTCGTCCTCCAAGAGCCTGTAGGACACGGGGCTGCCGGTGCGGTCGAGCATCACGCCGTCCACGGTTTCTCCGGATGGATCGCCGACGCGGTGGGTTTCGATGAGCTGGATGACCGGGCGGCCGAAGCCGTCGCGGGTCTTCAAGACAAAGTATTCGCCGTCCACGTCCATGCCGCGGCACACGAGCGCCTGGCATTCCTCGAACGAGAAGCGCCCGGTCACCTCGCACCGTGCCGCCCATTCGCGGAAGAGATCCTCGGCCCGGCGATTCCATGCGGCGTCCGGGCTCTGGGCCTGCGGGCGGATTCCGTCGCCCGTGGAATAGATCGCCATGTTCGAAACCAACTCTCGCACGAAGCCGGAATTGCGGTGTAGGTAGCGGGAGCGGCGAACAAGCTCCGTGCGCACCGCGGGCGAGAGGTCGAGCTTGGCATCGCGTGGCGAGGAGCCGGGAACCCGCCCGCGGGACGGCGACCAGTTGGCGGCGTCGTAGCCGGATGCCCACGCCTTGGGCAGCAGGGCTGCGGGCAGCACGTAGCGGGCGATTGTGGGCAGGAGGTTCATCGCGGGATGTGGACGACTTCCGATTGGGCGACCCGGGTCGTGCGTCCATAGGTGGCGGGGGCGAGCTTGCGCAGGGCGTCCTGGCACGCGGCGATGACGAGGTGGATTTCATCGAGCCGCCGCTTGGTGACGGCCGAGCCCGAGTCGGTCCAACTGGCCAGCGTCTTGGTCAGCTCCGTTTTGTGGATCGCGAGGATTTCCTCCACCTCGGCCTGCGAGAAGCCGATCGAGTAGTCGGGCACGGCCATGGGGCGGGCGTCAGGACAGAAGGCGGATGAACGACCGCACCGAGGACGCCGATCGGCGCTTCCTGCACACGCCGTCGCCGGAAGTGCTGTCGCGCTGGCCGCCCGAGTTCGTGTTGCCCTCCACGGTTTCGATGGTGTCGCTACCGCGCTGGTCCTTGATCACGATTCCGATGTGGGAGAAGTCGAAGATGACGAGATCGCCCGCCTTGGCCTTGGTCTTGCGGGTCAGCACGGGAAGCCCCTTCTCCTTGGCCCATCGCTCGAAGTCGAAGGCGCCGGCCGTGCGGGGACGCCACGCCTCGACGGCGCGGGCACTGGTGAGGGAGAACGCCGACTGAACTTCGGCTTCCTTCAGCCACTCGCGGATGATCCAGCAGATGTAGGCGGCGCACCACGGCCACGGGGCGGGCTTGAGCCATGTGGCCGACTGGTATTCGACGATGCGGGGGCCGCGATTGTTGCCCCCCACTTCCTGCACTCCCACCTCGCGGGTGGCGATTTCGACGAGACGCTTGAGCGGGTCCATGCACCGCTTGACGCGTCAACTCTTCCGGGGCTATGGACGGGTCGTGTTTCGGAGTGTCCTGATCCTTCTCGCCCTGCTGGCTTCGTCATCGCTGGCCGACTCCTACATCTCCGAGTATCAGGGAAGCAGGCTTTACGCGTGGGATGGCCGATACCTCTCGAAATACCAAGGCAGCCGCATCTTCGAGGTTGATGGGTCGGTGCCGGTGGTGATTCTGGCTCTGCTTGCGGCAGGCTATCTCTAACTGTCGGCTTCGTCTGGTTGCTCCTGTCCCGAATCCGCCGGCGCAAATTCCCGCCCGACGATCTTGAGCATCACGGCGGCGACAACCTGCATGGCCTCGCAGTCCCAGTAGTGATTTGGCCGGTCGCCAACCTGCTTCCACCGCCACTTGCCGTTGTCCTTGACCCGGATCTCGCTCTCCATCTGGGCGAGGTAGTCGTCGTCGATGTCGTCGGGGACTTCCCAGGTCGGGCCGTTCTCGGGGCGCTGGTTGCGGCGCAGGCGGGCGAGGATGTCTTTGCAGTTGAGGTTGGACCAGTAGAAGACCGAGCAAGAGCCGTGGGCGCCGAGGACGATCTTGCGGCGCGGGGAGTAGAAGCGGTGGATGGAGCGCCCGTCCTTGGTGTGATGGACGAACGTGGGGCGCTTGTCGCCGATGAGCGCGGTCCAGCCGTGGAGAGAGCAATTCCGATACACCTCGTAGGCGGCGTGACCAGCATCGAGGAAGACGAGGTTCGGGTGGATGGCAAACTGGGTCTGGAGTTCCTTGATGTCCTCGAACGTGGCCAGCCGGTTGTTGTGCAACAACCTTGAGGAGCCAAGGGCGCTCCACGACCGCACCACGGCGAAGAAGTGGTCCATCTGCACGTCCACGGTGAGGATGCGCAGGGCGGCCGACACCTTCTCAGGTTCGTAGGGTCCGGGGATGATGCGGCCCGACTTGTCGAAGGCGGCTTCGTCGTCCCATAGCTCGCCCTTGCGGTAGCCGGTGCGCTCGATCTCCAGCTTGTAGTCCTCGCTGGACTCGCGCCACGGGATGGCGAGGCGCTTCTGGTAGAACTGCTGCAGGAGGGAGATGTCCCCCTGGCGGGCGACGGCCTTGGCGCGGAGGTAGAGTTCGGCGAGCCTCCCCCAGCTCATGGTGCAGAGGGAGTTCCAGTGGAAGCCCACGTTCTCGGACGAAGCGCCGGGGTTCTGCGGCACGAAGCGACCGGACGCGTTGAGTTCGCGGCGGACCCGGTCGGAATCCTCGAAGTAGTGGTTGCAGCAGGCGCAGCGGAGCGATGCGGTTCGCTTCACCTCGCCGAAGTCCCACTCGCCGTCCTCGTTGCGGGCGGACTTGCTCCATTCCACGTTGGCCCAGAGGAAGGGCTGGCGGTGCGAGCACTTGGGGCAGGCGAACGTCCACTCGCGCTGGTCGGTGGTCTCGAACTTGCGCTGGGTGTCGTCGCCCTCCTCGCCGGCCTGGCTCATGAAGAGGCACTTGCCCAGCCAGCCGAATGCGGTGACGCGAGCCTCGGCCTCTGCCATGTGACCGGGCGGCCAGCGCCATGTCTCGTCACCGATCAGCCAGCGGATCGACCGCCGCTGGAGGTTGGTGCGGTTGTGGGCACCGAGGACCCACAGCGTCATGCCGTTGGCGAAGTGGATCGTGGCCGTCTTCTTCTTGTGCCGCTCGCGGGGATACAAGGCGCGGACCGGTGCGCACTCGTCGAAGAGCTTGTGGAGGCGGGATTCGGCCTGGTCGCGGGCGTCCTCGTCGGTCTGGTCGAGCCAGAGGGCCGGGCCGGGGAGGTTCGCGATGATGTAGGACATGCCGAGTTCGCCCACGCTGGTCTTGCCGCATTGAATCGCCGCGATGATCGAGATGACCCGCACGGCAGGGTCGGTGAGCGCCTCGAGGGGTTCGCGCAGCCAGGGGGAGTGGTCGGAGCGGAAGCGGCCGGGCACGGGCGAGTAAGGGATCGAGGGGACATGCTCCTCGGCCCATGCCCACGGCGGACGGCGGTCGGGCGGGCGCCAGACGTCGCGCCAGATTGCGTCGAGCGAGGTCATTGTCCGCCCTCGTGCATGAGAGCGGCAAACTCATCGACCGCCCCGGAGAGTTCCCTGCGAATGGCTGTGGCATCGAGTCCAGAGAGGATGGGCGGCAACTCGTTCTCCAACCGCTTGCGCAGGAGGGACACGGCTTGTCCTACGTGGTAGGCCCAGCGTGTCTTCACATCGTCGAGCGGCACGAACTCGCCCTGCTTCACCTTGAGCCGCAGTTCGCGCTCCATCACCTCGGCCAGGAGTTTGCGGGCCTTGAGGGAACTTTCGGCGTCGGTGATTTCGTCGCCTCCCTTGAGGCCGCGGTGTTTGACGAATTCCCGCCATGCCGCCACGTCGTGAATGCCATTCGGCGAGGCTTCGGGTGCGCCTTCGATTTTCCGCCACGAGTGGATCGCCTGCCGGGTCACTCCGAGGGCGTCGGCTAGTTCGTTGTAGTTGGCCGCCGTGGTGATGGTGCTGGCCGTTGAACCGGCGGCCATCGCCTGAAGCATGTTGCGCTCGGCCCGCGTGAGCTTGCCTCCGGACTGGACGCGCTGAATCAGGTTGGTGAAGTCGCGCGTGAGAAGCTTACGGGCGACCTCGGGCGGAATTTGCTCCATGAAGGAGCGGGAGCGTCAACCTGCTACTTGGTTTCGGACGTGCTGGAGAATCTGCTCGCTGCTTGACGAATGTGTCTTGAAAACTCTCCATCCATCACGGTTATCAGAAAATCGCAGAGGAGATTGGAGACGCGTCTAATCTGAGCAGGTCGGGCAGCATCGGCGTAGGCTCCTAGATGTCCATGTGCGAAGATATGGCGGACCGCACTGGCGAAATACGTTGGGTTGCGAAGGGTTCCGTTTTTGTAGTCATCCAGCCGTTCCCGATGGGACTTGTTGACCTTGCCGTGCAAGAACTCGCAGAAAGCATCGTTTGTGTCCGCCTTTCTTACAGCGGATAACAGTGCGATAGCATCGTATTCTGACATTAGACCATCTAACTCCTTTTGCTCCTTGGCAATCACCACAAGGAATTGCTCGAAGGCTGACCAAGTCAGAAAGAGCCGGAACAACGCCGAATACCCTTCAGCAGTCTTTGGCGCGTAGTAATCCAACTCGACGGACTTAAAGGCACGAGCAAGTCGGTAACGTGAGCCAAATCGGTTGATGCTTGCCGCTTCGCAAGGGAATCCAAGTGCTGCAACGGAATGCCCCGCTTTTCTCAGGCCACAAAAGCACTTCCAGCCGGGAGGATGCAAATGTGGTTTTGTGTCAGCGCTCATGACGAGGTGCGGGACTGACCGATCACCTTCAGCAACGCAGCCAACCCAAACCCCCGAGGCATGTTCCGCTCGATCTCCCAGTTCTGGAGCGTGCGCACGGAAATCCCGAGGTGCTTGGCCGCGTCGGTTTGGGTGAATCCCTTCCGGTCGCGCCATGCCTTAAGCTTCTTGGTGAACTGTTTCCGCGTCACGCCACCACCCTACGCGACTGACGCATCTGGGGCGAGCCTGTGTTGACAGCGCGGCAGCGGTCAAATGACCGTGCATTGCGCCCACAGCGAGTTGGTTGACCCGCGAACGCTCAAGCCGAACCCCGGCAACCCGAACCGTCACAGCGCCCACCAGATTCAGCTTCTGGCGGCGATCATTCAGGAGCAGGGGTGGCGCTCGCCGATCACGGTGAGCAAGAGGAGCGGGCTGATCGTGCGGGGCCACGGGCGCCTCGAGGCCGCGCTCCTCATGGGCTGCGAAACGGTGCCGGTGGACCGGCAGGACTACGAGAGCGAGGCGGCGGAACTGGCCGACCTCCTGGCCGACAACCGGCTTTCCGAACTTGCTGAACTCGACGAGGACGACCTCAAGCGCGTGGTGGAGCGGTTGCGCGAGTCCGACCCAAATTTCGATGTGGAATTGACGGGCTTCATGGAAGACGAGATCGCCAAGTTGTTCGAGACTGAGGTGGCCGAGGACTTGGAAACGATCCCGCGCATGGAGTGCCAGCCCTTCGAGCACCACGACTACCTTGTCTTTATGTTCCACGATCTGAGGGACTGGATGCTCGCCCTGCAACTCATCGGCGTGACCGAGGTGGACTACTCGATCACCCGCAAGACCAAGAAAATCGGCATCGGCCGCGTGCTTCATGGAAAACGACTCATCGAACTTGCCCAAAAAGCGGCCACCGCGCCGCAAGGCTGAACCGCAGGGTGGTGAAAGTGGTGTCACAGGCGGCTCATGCCCGCCAGATCCGGGTTCGACTCCCGGCCCTGCAACCAGCCGCTTTCCTGAACTGCGCCGGCTGGCCATTCGCTGCGTGATCATGAGCCGGGGACGGCCCCGCACGATCACGACACACCGGCTTTTTCCCTCGGCCACGCTGGTCGTGCCGGAGAACGAGTTGGACGCCTACGCCCATGTGCCCTTGGAGCGCGTTGCCATCCCGCCCGACATCTCGGGGGTGAGTGCCGCCCGCAACTGGATCATCGCCCGGTTTCCCGAGGAGTGCCTGATCATGCTCGATGACGACATCTCGGCCTGCATGTGCATGGTGAGCCTGAAGGTGAGGAAGCTGTCCGTGGAGGAAACTGCCGCCATGGTCGAGAACACGGCCCACTGCGCGTTTGGGGCCGGGGCGCGGCTTTTCGGATGGCACCAGCGCAGCGACCCGAGGTTGTTGCAGCGCAACGATCCGTTCGGCGTGCATCACTGGATGGGCGGGGCCGTGGGCGTGATCGGCAAGGAAGTGCGCTGGGACGAACTGCTCAAGTGCAAGTGCGACATCGACGCCACGCTCACCGAACTCATGGTGAACCGCCTGGTCTGGAACGAGGCGCGGTTCTGCTTCGCCCAGGAGCGCGACAAGAACCTCGGCGGCAACTCGCTTTTCCGGTCGGCCGAGCGCATCGCGGCGGAGAAGCGGTATCTCAAGAGCAAGTGGAAGGCCCACATGCGATTTGAAACCTACAAGAGCCAGGACCGGGTGGCCGTCGATGTGAGCCGCCGACAGAGCGTGCATCTTGGCGTGTGATGACCAACGCGGCACCCCCAATGCACCCCCGAGGAAAATGGGTCACGTGGTCCGGTCGGGCTAAAGTTGGCCATGCCCGAGCCAATCGAATCTCCCGCACGCAAGCTGCCCATCTCGGTGGACAAGTTCTGCGAGATCATCGGCATTTCCCGCACAACGATCTGGAGATGGGAACGCGAGGGCATGCTGCGCACCATTCTCATCGCGAACCGTCGCTATGTGCCGGGCGAGGTGGTCGAGGAGTTCTCGAGGCGTGCGGCAGCGGGCGAGTTTGCACGGCCCTCACCCAGTCCCCGCAGTCGAGGAAGAAGGGAGCCAAAATGGTGTTAAAAACTGATTTACCCAGTGCGGCTTCTGCGAGAGGCCAAGGGGCATGGAAACCATCCTGCAAACGCCCGACATGTTCGGGCTCACCGGCCACGGCATGAGACTGCGCACGATCAGAGGCTACGACTTTGGCGAGGTGAGTTCGGCCATGCAGAAGGCCATCCGCCGCGGCGAGACGCAGCTTGCTGGCTACTGGGCGTTGGAACTCTGGGCCAGCGGTTTTGGAAACTACGTGTGGAAGCGGCTGCTCACCGTGTCGGCCGAGGACTGCTGGGGGATCATCACGCAGGAGATCAAAGCGCTCCACGATTCGTATGCGATGATCAACGCGAACCTCTCCGGCCGCCGTGCCCGTGGACGCATCTTCATCTCGAAGGCCGTGATCCTGCTCTGCGCGGCCAAGAAAAGCCGCGATGCCGACCATCTCCAGAACTTTGTCTATGACGAGATGCGGGGCGTTGATCCCGACACGCTGGCCGATGACCTGCGGCAAGCGCCGGAATATGTGCCGATCCCCGAATATGCGTTCGACTGCCACACGCGGCGGGGCAAGAGCATGGGCAAGACCAAGGCGGATTTCTTCCGCGCCGAGCATGCCGCGCTTGTGCCGCTCCAGCAGGGGCTGTTTGATCACTTGGTGGACGCGTGATGAGTCCTGACGATCCCACGCTACCCGATCGCATCCACCTGCGGACGTTGGTCGAGCACGGTCTTGCGCCCCTGCTGAAGATGGATCCGATGGAGATTCTGCGGCAGATGCTCGGTGGCGATCTGCCGCAGGAGCCTGTGTTCGCAAACCTGACGGCGAGGCAGTTGGAGCAGTGCATCGAGGCGGCGGGCAGAGTCATGGTCGAGAGGCGTGCTGCGGAACCCGCGCCTGAGCCAGTTCTCAAACAGTCCGAGCAACGGCTCGCCTACAACTCGGAGGAGACCGCCCGACTCCTCGGCATCCACCGGGCGACTTTGTGGCGGCTCTGCAAACGGGGGCTGTTGCGCCCGAGCGTAGCCATGCGCATCCCGTTGTTTCCCGTGTCGGAGATTGAGAGGTTCTTGCGCGAAACGACAAGCGAGACCTGCCAAAGTGATGGACATCCGCGAGGGCGGCGGAAGAGGACATGACCATGAATTCGGACAGCGACCTCGTCTTTGTCTATGGCACGCTCAAGCGCGGGCTGGGCAACCACCGGGTCATGCAGGGGGCGGGCGGTGAGTTTGTCACAGCGGCCCGCACCGAGGACTCATTCCCGCTCGTTGTGGACGGCCTGCCCTACCTGCTCGACATGCCGGGCTGCGGACACCGTGTTGAGGGTGAGGTTTACCGCGTGAGTTCGGACGAGGGATGGGCGCGGCTCGACCGGCTCGAAGGCCATCCGAATTTCTACCGGCGGCGTGTGATCACGGTGCTGGGCGAAGATGGAACGCGCCATGAGGCGTGGGCTTACTTTGTCGTGCGCGGGGTGGAGCGGTTGGAGCGAGGCGAGTTCTTGGAGAGGTATTGAGCACTGGTGCCAAGCGCCGTCAAAAACCATGCCAACGGCGCGGGCGACGCGACAAATGGCCGCAAAATATGGTGCGGGAAAACTGATGGATTCCCGAGTTCTCCTGCGAGAGGACAAGGGGGATGAAAGCAAACACCCATCAACGCACCCAATACATCGGCACGTTCGTGAAAGCCTCGGGAGAGGCCCGCACGATGCGCTTCACCAGCTCGCCCGACAAGATCGCCGGGCGGGGACTCATCACCGTGTGGGACGTGGAAAGCCGCGGCCTGCGCAAGTTCAACCTCTCAACGCTCGTCGGGCGTCTCACGGCCATCGGCGCCGGCGAGGTTTCCTTCTGCGGATGACACTACGCGAGTCACGCACAATGAACACGATCACCAAGCCGATGCTCGCCGGCAAATGCGAGCGGCCCGAGGCGCTGAACTTTCCGGTTCTGGCCACGCCGAAGCTGGACGGAATCCGGTGCCTGAAGATCGGGGGGCGGGCGTTGACCCGCTCGTTCAAGCCGATCAGCAACCGGTATGCCCGGGAATGGATCGAGGCGAACCTGCCCGATGGCGTGGACGGGGAACTGATGCTCCGCGGCGGCACGTTCAATGCCACGACGAGCGCCATCGGGCGAGAGAGCGGCGAGCCGGACTTCATCTTCCATGTGTTCGATTATGTGAGCGACGGGTGCGACGTGCCCTACGCCTGCCGGATGCAGGAACTCGCCCGCCTGCCCGAGTGGGAGCACGTGGCGAAGGTGCTGCCGGTGGAAATCCACAATGCGGAGGAGTTGGCGGCGTTCGAGGAGCGGTGCCTGGCCGAGGGATACGAGGGCGTGATGGTGCGCGATCCGGCCGGTCCTTATAAGTGCGGGCGTTCGACGGAGCGCGAGGGGTGGCTGCTCAAGATCAAGCGATTCGAGGACGCGGAGGCCGTGGTGCTCGACAGCTACGAGGGGATGAGCAACCAGAACGAAGCCGAGCGTGACGCATTCGGGCGCACGAAGCGCAGCATGTCGAAAGCGGGCATGGTGGGCCGCGGCGAGCTGGGCGGGTTCATCGTGAGTCCGGTCGATTCCAACGTGGTGTTCCGGCTCGGCTACAACCACGTGCTCGGCGGCGTTGATCGGGTGACGCTATGGGAGCAGCGCGAGTCGCTGGTCGGGCGGTTGGTCAAGTTCAAGCACCAGCCGAGCGGGGCCAAGGACGCGCCGCGGTTCCCGAAGTTTGTCGGGTGGCGCGAGGCGTGGGACCTGTGAGCGCCTACTTGAGCATCATGCCCGAGGCGTCCACGAGCCACTTGCCGTCCGATTTGACCAGCCGCAGCTTGAGTTCCGCGGGGAAGTCCTTTGGTCCTGTGAGAACGACCGATGCCGTGTCGTCCTTGGCCTTCGCCGATTTCACTGTGTAGCGTTCGGGGCAATCGTTGCCGTCGATGACCGGATCTGCGCCGAGGCCGACCTCGGGGTTCTGCTTGAATCCATCGGCGATGAGCTTCGCGTTGGTGCTCTTGAAGTTCTTGGTGACCAGCGGACTGGCGTTCACAAATTTGACCGCGTCCCAGTTGCGGTTGTTGGATGCCTTGACGTAGCCGTTGATGAAGTTCATGGCCGCAGCTCCGGCCTGGTCGGAGTCGGTGTCGGCGGCAAAGGCGGTGGTTGCCAGCAGGAGCGAGAGAAGGAGGTAGCGCATGGCGGCGAGCTTAGGTGGGGAGCGGAAACAGCCAATCTCGGAATATCCCCATACCAGCCGCGCAAAACGCTTCTTATGGCCCTCTCACACTCGTGAGTTCCCACGCCTGATAAACGCAAAACGGACCGTCCGCCAAGCGGCGTCAAAAACCATGCCAACTCGTTGGGCGGCAACAAAATGGTGAACAAATATGGTGTGCAAAAACCGATGGACTCAGTGCGCCTTCTGCGAGAGGCAGGAGGGGTTATGAAAAAGCCGGATACCAAAGCCGCCAGCGTGCTCTTCGGAGTGGAGCTGGAAACAACGATCCCCGCCACCAGCGGGGTGATGGTCGGAAGCTACCACCACGGCACTCCAGTGACCGCTGGGATTCGCAGGAGTGATGGCCGCACGGTGGTGACAGCCCCCACGTTCGGACGCCTGAACTGGCGGGCCGAGCGCGACGGGTCGATCCGCGGGGAGGGCCTGCCATGCGAGTTCGTCAGCCCGATCCTCCACGGGGAGGAAGGGGTGGCTGCGCTCTGCAACTTCGTGGGATGGATGAACGAGATCGGGGCGTCGGTGAACGACTCCTGCGGATGCCACGTCACGGTGAGCGCCGATTCGGTGATCGGCACGAGCAACAATGACGAGCGGGCCAAGTTCGCCCGCAAGCTCGCCCACATCGCCCAGTGGCACGCCCGGTCGATCTACGGTCAGACGGGCACGGGGCGTCACCTGAACCATTACAGCCACACGTTCTCGGCGGATGTGGCGAATCTGGTGCGCACGATGGAGCGCAACCCCAGCCCGAGCGTGAAGATGAACGCGGCGGTTTCATGCGGACGCGGGATGATCAATTTCCGCAAGGTGTTCAGCCACGGCCTTGTCGAGTTCCGCGCGTTTGCGGGCACGGCGAATCTGGCCAAGGTCCAGCACCACGTGGCCACGGCGATCGGGCTCTGCCGCCGGGCCGCGGAAGTAGAGTGCCTCGGGGCGTTTCGGAAGAACAAGCTCCAGCAGCGGCGCACGGCCACGGCCGAGGACGCGGTGAAATTTTTGTGGGACTACCTCGGGTGGACGGGCGGCAAGCGCGAGTGCGCCCTGGGGCTGTTCGGCCGCCTGCACTCGGACTTCCGCCACTACCGCAAGGAAGCCCTGCGGCTCTGCCGCCAGTTCGATGAGCGCTACCCCGATGCACAACTTTAGGCCCGCGAGATACGCGAGTCGCGCAGTGACAAAAACCAACAAGAAAGGAAACAGAAGACCATGTGTGTGATCCTCGTGTGCCCGCCGCAGGTGCGGCCGGACATCGATGTGTTGAAGGCATGCCACACGGCCAACCCGCACGGTGCGGGAGTCGGCTGGAGGCAGGACGGCGCCGTCCATTGGCGCAAGAACCTCGGAGCGGAGGAAGTGGCCGACCTGATCGCCGGCGTGGAGGGCGAGATCGTGATCCACTTCCGGTGGGCGAGCGTGGGCGGGGTGGACCCGCATCTCTGCCATCCGTTCCCCGTGGACCGCGGGGCCTCGACCAAGCTCGAGGGCAAGGCGGGGCGGCTGCTGTTCCACAACGGCACGTGGTCGGGGCACAAGAGCGCGCTGGAGTTCGTGGAGAAGAAACAGCAGCGCATGATTGCCAAGCCGATCAGCGACACGCGGGTGATCGCACTGCTCGTCGATCAGTTGCGCGACCACTCGGTGCTCGAGCACATCGACGGGCGGTTCGTGCTCTACTCGGCCAAGCGGACCAAGCTCTACGGCCAGTGGCGCAAGTGGAGGGGGATGCAGTGCTCGAATCTGGGCTTCGTCTATGAGTTGGAGCGGGCCGAGCGTCGGGCGCGGTGGGCCGATGCCGGCGACGGCGACCAGTTGGCCCTTTGGGACGCGAGCGGCGAGGAGGTGGCGTCATGACCTTCAAAGTCGTGGCAAGCCAGGGCGGGCGTCTCGTGTTCGACGAGCGCGTGGAGGCCGACTCCCCGCGGGAGGCACGGGAAGCGATGAAGCGGGCGTTGGGGCTGGAGAGCCTGACGGGGCTTGTCTATGCCATCACGGAAATCCCGACCGCCCTGATCGAGGAGATTGTGGCGGCGAAGATGGCGCGGGTGGCCGTGGGCGGCGGGCGCATTGATCCGGCCAAGCTCATGCGGGAAGCGGCGCAGGCGGCGGTGAGGGGCGAGTTGGAAGCGCTCAAGAACCGGCTGGCCGCGTTGGAAGGGCGCAAGGGCGGCGAGCCCGAATCGTCCGCTCCCAAGCGGTTCGATCCGGTCGGGAAAGCCGCGGCCTCCCCATCCCCCAAGCCGGAGCGGCGTGAGCCCACACGGCCCATTCCCGCGCAACTGCGTGCGATCCTCGGGCCGGACTGGAAGGTGATCCGGCAGCACTACAGGAAAACGCGCAGCATCAAGCAGACGGCGGCGCACTTCGACGTGCCGGTCAACACGCTCAAGGCCCGCATCCGCCGGGAGGGGTGGAGCAAGTGAAGCGCTACGACAAGCCCTCGTTCGAGGTCCGCGTGCAGCGCATCAACGAGACGCCCGGGTCGTTCCTGCTCGACACGCCCGTCGCGGCAGACTGCTACTGGCGGGAGAAAGTGGCCGCGATGCCGTGGCACGACGCCGAGCGGGAGATGTGCGTGGCCGTGGCGGTCAACACCCGCTTCGCGCCCATCGGCCATTCGCTTGTCTCGGTGGGCACGGTGAACGAGTCGCTTGTGCATCCGCGCGACGTGTTCCGCTATGCGGTGGCCATCGGTGCCTACGGGGTGCTCGTGATGCACAACCACCCCAGCGGAGATCCGTCGCCGAGTGCGGCTGACCGTGTGCTGACCAAGCGGCTCGGCGAGTCCGGCCAACTCTTGAGCGTCCGGCTCATCGACCACGTGATCGTGGGCGCGGGCAGCCACTACAGCTTCCGGGAGGCGGGGCTCGTATGAACGCAATGCAGTCCGCCGGAAGTGGTGACCTCGACCGGGGAGGACGCCCGATGAGCACGCGCTTCATCCATGTCAGCCACTACCGCCGCACGCGCTACTGGGCCGTGTGGCGGGGGGCGGAACTCGTGGCCGTCACGGTTTACCGCAAGGGCGCGGAGGCCGTGGCGGCAGAACTCAGGAAGCTCGAAGATTATGAACATCAAGCACAGCAACCCCGCCTCGTTCCGGCCGCGTAAGCCGGAGGATCTGATCGGGCACGCACGGAAAGTGGCCGAGGCGCTGGTCGCCAAAGCCCACCGCGTGCGGATGGGGGGCGGCGGTCCGATGAAGATCCTGCTCTACGGCCCGCCGGGTGTGGGCAAGACGACGGTGGCCGAGATGGTGAGCCTCGCCCTGTGCGGCGGGCAACCGCTGGCGATCGAGGACTTCAACGGGCGCGAGATCACGGTGGAGACGGTGCGGCGGTGGCTCGACGCCCTGGCCTACGGGAGCCTGTTCGGCGGGCACGAGGCGCGGATCGTCAATGAACTCGACCGGGCGTCGAAGGAGAGCCAGGACCTGCTGCTGACATACCTCGACAAGTTGCGTCCGGGTCGGACGTTCATCGGCACGAGCAACCTGCAACTCGACCTGCTGACCGAGCGGTTCCAGACGCGGTTCCAAGCGTGGAAGATCAGTGCGCCGGCCGCCGATGAAATCGCCCTGTGGCTCGTGCGGCGGTGGAAAGCACCCAAAGCGCTCGCCCATGAAATCGCCCTGGGCTGCGGCGGGTGCGTGAGGGCCGCGCTGGCTGATCTGGAGAGCGCCTATGACTTGGGAGCCGTGGCATGAGGGGCGACTGCTACGAGGCCGCAGCCAAGCTGCTCCACGCCCACCGCGAGTGTGCGGGCATCGCGCTCGTCCACGGCACCGTGACCGGGCAGGGGCCGATTGCCGGAATCCGCTACGGGCATGCCTGGGTCGAGATCGGCGATGTGGTGCTTGATCCGAGCAACGGGCGGTTCGTGGTGGCGCGCAAGTCGATCTACTACGCCGCGGGCGAGATCACAGAGTCGGTCGAGCGCTACACGTTCCGCGAGGTCGCATTGTGCATGCTGGAAACCGGCCACTACGGGCCGTGGACCTCGTGACTACGGATGTAATCCATGAGCGAGTCGTAGTGCACGAGTCGCACGCCCTTGGCCGCGCCTCGGGGACGAAGCGACACACTGCGAACCGGTGGGCGGTGGTGATTGGCTGCCGAGGGGCTGATGAGTTGATAGATTTTCGCCCGCGAGAGTTGAGTGAATGGGCATACGCCCTTCTTCGGCAGGCGAATCCACTCGGGAGCTTTGAGACTTCGGGCTGCCGCATCCGAAGTTTGCACACTGGCTGCAAGGCTTTCGGTGCTGGCACTCAGAAAGCCGTGACCCAACGCAGTTGCAACAGCCTGGGCGAGGCGCGCAGCTCGCTTCGCTACCTCCCTCTCCTCATTAGGCTTGAGCTGGTGCAGCGGCTTGGGGCTCGTGAGAGGCAGCAGGGAAACAGCTGCCGTGAACATGACTGGGCGGTTGTTGATTTCCATAAGGCCACCACCCTTACCCAACCCTCCAGCGAGGAGCAAAACGCTCTCACACGCTTGATAAACGCGGCCCTTCCCCACCTTCCGGCCTTCATGGAAACGGCCGTCCCGAAGCCCCCGAAAAATGGTGAAAAAAACGGATGGACTCAGCGCGGCTGCCTGCGAGAGGACAAGGGCATCATGAAAAACACCACCACCACCACAATCGATGAGACCACGAGCGCGGGCTGCTTCCTTGCCGCCCTGAGCAGCTTCGCCGCACTGCCCGCCGCCCGCCAACAGCAACTCCTGCGCGATGTGATCGCCGGGCATGAGAGCAGCGACGAGTTGCAGTCCGTGCGGGAGCAACTCGCCGAGGCCATCGACGGCGCGGAGGATGAGGAAATCGCCGACGCCCTGCGCATTGGCCTTAAGGAGAACGACTGATGAGCACAACGCAGCACTACCAACACTACCAAGTCGGCGACATCGTCCGCATCCGTCCCGAGTGGGACGGCGAGCGGGAGCCGCTCCATGTGGTTCTCGAATGGAACGGCGACCGCGGGCTGATTGCTCCCGTGGAATGGAACCACGGCCCTTTTCGCCCGCACGAGCGGGTGATGGCCGAGATGATCGAACTCGCTTTTCCGCGTCCAGAACTACGCAAGTCGCGTAGTGCCGGGGCGCGGGTCAACCAAGAGAAAGGAAACCAAGACCATGCCTGACATGAACGACATGCCGATGGGCGACGAGATGTTGCCCGCGGAAGACCACCGCAACCCGCGCCGCCGCGCACGGGAAACCCAGACGCCCGAAGTGGGTGTGCTGGTGATGCCTGAAGCCCGCCACGAACTCACCCGCCTCGTGCTCCATGAGGAGGCGCGGGGAGACATCACCACCGCCCTGCGGAGCCTCGCCATGGCCGAGCAGATGGAGGCCGTGTGGAGGCTGAGCACGATCCGCCCGATGGCAGGGCGGTGCATCCTGAACTTCTACGGCCCGCCGGGGACGGGGAAGACACGGGCCGCCCTGGGGTTGGCGCTCGAACTGGGCAAGCCACTGTATCAGGTGGACTACAGCGCCATCGTGAGCAAATACCTCGGCGACACCGCCAAGCACATCGTGATGGCGTTCAAGCAAGCCCGCGAAGCCGACGCGGTATTGTTCTTCGACGAGGCCGACTCGCTGGTGAGCCGCCGCGTGGCCTCGGGCGAGTCGTGCTCGACCTCGATCAATCAGAACCGCAACACGCTCATGCAAGAGTTGGATCGGTTCGGCGGGGTGGTCGTGATGACGACGAACCTGTTCGGCAATTACGACGAGGCCATGCTCCGTCGCATCGCCCGCCACATCGAGTTCCGGCTGCCGGACACGGCCATGCGCGAGCAACTGCTCCGGCTCCACCTGCCGAACCCCGAGCGGGTGCCGCAATCGCTGCGCGGAATCGCCATGGCGGCGCACGGGCTGTCCGGGGGCGATCTGCTCAACGTGTGCCTGAATGCGATGGAGGGCGCCTCGGTGGACCCCGACCCGCAGAACTGGCGCGTCACGGAAGACCTGCTCATGAGCCAGGTCCGCAAAGTGCAGGCCAGCAAGCGCGCCCACTCGGGCCGTGAATCGGGCAACCTCAACCTCAGCCTGAACTGACTACGATGAGCGCAATCTTCGGATGGAGTTATCCGCCGGGGTGCAGTGGCACGCCGTGGGATGAGGACCGCCCGTGCGATGTGTGCGGGAAGGATGTGGACAAGTGCATTTGTCCGGAATGTCCCGAGTGCGGATGTCAGGGCGACCCCCAGTGCTACGACACCGATCACGGACACGGGCTCGTGAAGTCGCCCGAGCAGGTTGAGAGCCTGCGGGTGGAGATGGACCGGTGGGAGGCCGTGGCGCAGGCCGAGTCCGAATACTGGGCGGCGCGTGACCGGGAGGAGGCGTGGTCATGAGGAATCTGGAATTGGAGCGCGAAATCCAGCGCGAGTTGATTGAAGAGTGCTATGCACGCATGAACCGCAATCACGAGCCGTGGACGGAACGCGAAGCGGCGAGGGAGGAATACGAGCTGTTGTGTGCGCCGGAAGGGGAGGACGAAGAATGAACGAGCGCGAAGCCTACATGCTGGCCCGGGCGCTGGCGGAAATGCCCGCACGGAGGAGGTTTGAATACGCCTGCGTCAATGCCGATGCTGTGAGGGCTGTGACCGCCCGACCGATGATGCCCGACGCCTACGTGAGCGACGATCCCGACACACGGGCCGTGCGCGATCTGCTCGCCAAGGGATTCCGGTGGGTGAGGACCGAGGGCGATGTGGCGGTGTTCGAGAAGGAGGTGGCGCGATGACCCCGCGGCAGAAAGCGCTCATCGACTACCACCGCGACCTGGCCGCGTTCGCCGTGACCAAGCCGGACACCGTGTTCGTGATCCTCGACCTCGAAGATCGCGAGGGCTACGCGATCGCCAAGGAGTTCGACCCGAAGAGCGCGGAGAAGCGGCAGATCATCGCCGACACCGGATGCTACCCCGCTTTCACGCTCACGTTGTCGCTGAAGGACGCGAACGCCTTGCTCGACCACGGATGGCCGGGAGCGAAACACATCCCCGCCGCGGGGCCTGACATGGTGCCGATCATGCTCGTGTCGGACGGGCGGTGCATGTGCTTGTTCGTGGGGCGGTAGGTTCTAGTCCGAGTTGCACTCGTAACACACATCCGCGCCGAACATATGGCGACGACGCCCACACACGCGACATAAATGACTTGGGAATTCTTCCTTCGGCTCACTTCCAGAACGGTAGGTGTTGTCGGCTGTCACATCCATCGGCATCCGTTCTGTCACGCCTGCTGTCACGTTCAGCGGCGCACGCTTTGTCGCTTCTGCTCGCGTGACCCCGCGAGGAACTCTATAGCGTATTGCTTCGTTGGAAAAATGCTCTGACGCTCGGATAGCAGCAAGACACGCGGGACAGACCAGAACATGACATCCCTTTGGTGCCATGTAGTTGTTCTCGTGCGGAAAAGGTGCAAGGTGCTCATCGTGTGTGAGTCTCCATCGCAAGGCTGTTATATGGCAGCGCCAGCATGAAATTTCTGCGTCCTCTCGTGAGTTCTCACTCATGTTTCGGTGAAAGTGGCGATAACGGAGCAATATGAGTTCATGGTGGACGCTGATTTCAAGGACTTCTTTGCACCCCCCATGCACCCGAGTCCGCGGTGGCACGGCGCGGGCCGGCTGCGGAAGGCTTCGGGCATGAAAACGCTCGCCACTATCTCCACCCTCGCCGCGGAGGAAACGAGCCTCTCAAGCCCGATAAACGAGCAAAACGGGGCAGTTCCGACGCCCATCACCTTCCCCGCCCGACCAATCCAAGGGGGCAAGCTCGACCGTGCGCCGAAGAAGACGGGGCTGTGGTTTGCAGAGCCGAAGTTCAACGGCTGGCGGGCGCTGGTGCATTGCCCGAGCGGGGCGATGTGGAACCGGCATGGTGGGCGGTTGAGCATTGAGCGTGAGTTCGGGGCGGCTCTGCGGGAGTTGCGGCGATTGTCCGAGGCCGGCCTTGTCTGGGCCGACTGCGAGGCGATGGGGCGGCGGCACAAGATCGGGTGCGGCACGCTCATCGTGCTGGACTGGATTCCCGAGGACGGGTCGCCGGTTTACGAGGAGCGGCGGGCGTTCCTCGAATCGCTAGTGCCGCTGGAGCGGATGAGTTTGGGCGACGAGCCGACGATCCCCGCCAGCTCGATGCTCCTCACGCCCTCGATTGCCGATGCCGATGGGGCCGCGCTCCGGCTCTACCGCTCGCTCGAATCAATCAACCGCGCCGCCCGGGCCGATGTGTTCGAGGGAGTGGTGATGAAGCGGGGCGGGAGCTTGTATCCGGTGCAGTTGAGGAGCCCTACCGAGGAGTCGCGGTGTCTTGTGAAACATCGGTATTTGGCGTGAAAGGAGCATCTGCTAACGGGGGCGCTCGATGTGCCCTCGTGCTTCGTTCAGAGTCTGGAGGATTTTGTGTTTATCCACC